AAATAGTCTGAGGAAACGGAAGAGATTCTCTCCGTGGATGCGAAAAGATAAGATTAGTAACCTTGACCTTGTTAAACAATACTATGGATATAGTAATGAAAAAGCAATGCAAGCGTTGAATATTTTGTCTAAGCAACAACTCGAATTTATTAAACAACGACTTGACATTGGAGGAGTGGCGTGACTACTAGCACTATTGAACCACAAGTTAACTGGAAACCTGAAATGATGGTGGAAGTTATGCTTAACGAACCAGATGATTTTTTAAAAGTCCGAGAGACTTTAACAAGAATTGGGGTAGCATCCCGCAAAGAAAAGAAATTATATCAATCTTGCCACATTCTTCATAAGCAAGGTCGGTACTATATCACACATTTTAAGGAACTGTTTGCTCTTGATGGTAAACATGCTAACCTTACTGTTAATGATGTTCAACGTCGGAATCGTATTGCTCGTCTCCTTTCTGATTGGGGATTGATTAGTGTAGTTAGTGCAGAGTCTATAGTAGATGTTGCACCTCTAAATCAAATTAAGGTGTTGGCATACAAAGATAAGGGTGATTGGATCTTGGAACAAAAATATAACATCGGTTCTAAGAAAAAAGTGGAGACTTCTGAATAGATAGAGTATAATACCTTTATCTAATCGTAAAATATGTCGCTACTTAATAATGGTATCAATGATCGTCTTTACTACACGTTAGGTAAAAGACCAGACAATGCTAGTAAGCATGATTTCTATATGGCACTGTGCTATGCCGTAAGAGATCAGATGATGTCTTATTGGTTAGATAACCAAAGTTCTAATGAGAAGGAAGTTGCTTATCTATCCGCAGAATTTTTAATTGGACCACAACTCAATAATAATCTTTTAAACTTAGGTATTAAGCAGGAAGCAGAAGAAGCACTAGCAGACTATGATCAGTGCTTAGATAAGATTCTTGATTGTGCAGAGGAACCTGGACTAGGTAATGGTGGTTTAGGTCGCCTTGCAGCGTGTTATATGGAGTCCTTAGCGACTCTGAAGATACCTTCTACTGGATATGGTATCAGATATAAGTATGGTATTTTTAAACAGTTAGTTAGAGATAATCAACAAATAGAGATTACAGATAATTGGTTGCATGGAGATTGGCCTTGGGAATTATCTTATCCAGATGAATCTGTTCATGTAGGATTTGGTGGTAGAGTAGAGAATTATGTATCAGATCATAATAATTATAGATGCCGTTGGGTTCCTGAAGAGCAAGTAGTTGCAGTACCATATGATGTATTGCAGTTGGGATATAGAGTCAACAGTTGTAATAGAATAAGATTATGGAGAGCAGATGCAACAGATGTATTTGACTTTTATGCATTTAATATTGGAGACTATCTTGGTTCAGTAGAACAGAGTGTATCTTCTGAAACTATCTCCAAGGTATTGTATCCTAATGATGGTACAGACCAAGGAAAGACATTAAGATTGAAGCAGCAATACTTCTTTGTTAGTGCATCTCTACAGGATATGTTTAATAGTCTTGATAAGAGAGGTATTCCTATTGAGAACTTTGCAGATCATTATCAGGTACAGTTGAATGATACTCATCCATCTGTTGCAGTTGCTGAGTTAATGAGACTTCTTGTAGATGTTAGACATCTAGAGTGGGAAGATGCATGGGAAATAACTCATGCTGCTATTGCATATACAAATCATACACTCCTTCCAGAGGCATTAGAGAAGTGGAATCTTAGACTCTTTAAATCTCTTCTACCACGTCATATGGAGATTATCTATGAGATTAATCGTAGGTTCCTTAATACTGTTCGTATAAAGTATCCTGGTGATGATACAATGTTAGAGAAGATGTCTATCATTGATGAGCATGGGAACAAGGCAGTTCGTATGGCACACCTTGCTACTGTTGGATCTCATCATGTGAATGGTGTTGCAGCATTGCATTCTGATCTTATTAAGAAACAATTGATGCCTGAGTTTTATGACTTATGGCCTCATAAATTTACTAATGTCACTAATGGTGTTACTCCACGTAGATGGTTAGCATCTTGTAATTCTAATCTTGCAAATGTTCTTACTGAAGCAGTTGGTCCAGATTGGGTTACTAATATGGACATCCTAAATGAATTGGATGTTAATGATAGGGGTCTTTTAGATAAGTTTGCAGAGACCAAGATAATTGGTAAGCATAATCTTGCAACACATATCTTTAATCATCTTGGTATCTGTGTAGATCCTAGTAGTATGTTTGATGTACACGTTAAGCGTATACATGAATATAAGAGACAACATTTACTTGCACTTCAAGTTGTTGCTCAGTATCTTAGGATCAAAAATGGAAAGGACTTTGTTCCTCGCACAGTAATATTTGGGGGTAAAGCAGCACCTGGATATTATATGGCAAAGTTAATTATTCAGTTTATTAATCGTATTGCCGAGACGATTAATAATGACCCAGATATGGATGGTAAGTTGCGTGTAGTATTCTTACCAAACTATAGTGTTAAACTGGGTGAAAAAGTATATCCTGCTGCTGACTTATCAGAACAAATCTCTACTGCTGGTAAGGAAGCATCGGGTACAGGCAATATGAAGTTCCAGATGAATGGTGCTTTAACCATCGGTACTCTTGATGGTGCAAATGTAGAGATACTTGATCTTGTGGGCAAAGAGAATTTCTTCTTGTTTGGTAAAAACGAAGAGGAGATTAGTGATCTTTGGAAGAATGGTTATAACCCACGAGAATATATGTGTCCAGAATTATGGGAAGCAATTAATCTCATACAAGGTGGGCATTTTACTCATGGTGATAAAGAAGTCTTTCAACCATTAATTGAGAATCTTTTGAATCATGATCCCTTCTGTGTCATGGCAGATTTTAATGATTACATTGCTGCTCAAGATCGTGTAAGTGATGCATGGAGGGACAAGGATAATTGGAATCGTATGGCGGTTATCAACACCGCAAGGTCGGGTTTCTTCTCTTCTGATAGATCTATTAGGGATTACTGTACAAAAATTTGGGGTATTCCGAACTAGGATTTTAAGCATCTGTGTTTAAATAGTAGTGTCGCCGAAAGGGACACAAACTAAACACTCGCTTATTTAAGGAGAACAATGACTAACTTAGCAAGATATCACGCTGCTAATCTTCCAGAACTATTTGAGAAGATTACACGTAACAGTATTGGTATGGATGATTATCTCAATCAATTTTGGGATAGTCCTACAAACTCTAATTATCCACCTTACAACTTAGTTCAGGTGAATAATGTCGAAAGCAGACTGGAGATCGCCCTTGCGGGGTTCTCGAAAGATGAAGTCAAAGTCTATACGGAGTTTGGAAAACTATATGTCGAAGGCATCAAGGAAAACAAGGAGACAGATTCAACGTTTGTCCATAAAGGATTGGCCCAGCGGTCTTTCACTAGGGTCTGGCAAATCACAGATGATACCGAAGTACGAGATGTACGATTCGGAGACGGACTATTGGTAGTTGAACTTGGTAAGATAGTTCCTGAGCATCATGCTCGTAAGAATTATCTATAAATATAATTGAATATCGTCGCCGCTAAGGGGTGTACTGGCAAAATCCAGTTGACACCCCTTTTTATTGGCTATATAATAATCACAAATACATAACACTATGAGTATTAAACTAGGTGTCATAAAAACTGGTGAGCAAATAATTGCTAAAGTTGAAGAGATGATACTAGAGGATAAGGTTGTTGGATACTTCTTTATCAGACCATGTATTGTTAACACCTCAGCACCAAAAATTGAAGAATCTGAGGATGGTGAAACTAAGGGTGCATCGTTTGATATTCGATTATCACCGTGGATTCCTTTAGGTAAAGGAACTAGATTCCCAGTACCTTTAGATTGGATCGTAACTTTTATTGATCCTGTCGATGAGTTAAATCAAATGTATACACGGGACATACTTCAAGAGACTGAGGAGACTCAGGAACAATCTATTGTACTAACTGACGAATGTGAGGACTGTTAAATGGCAGATGAAAAATTGACACCGCAAGTAATTGTATTTCACACTGGTGGAACAGTTATATCTAAGATAGAAGAGATTGGTGCTGACATCGGTGAACCCGATTGTAAGTTGATTGAACCTTTTAATTTAATTCCACAAGCAAATGGAAATGCAACATTGGAACCTTGGTTGGGAGAACTGACAAATCAAAAAGAATTTATGATTTCTTCAGAAAAAATCTTGACTATTGCAGAACCTCTTGGTAAGATACTAGACGTATATGAGAGTTTGACAAAGTAAATGAGGTTCTATACGAACGTTCAGATGGTTGGAGACAACTTCTTGGTTCGTGGTTATGAAGATGGAAAACACTTCGCAACCCGTGAGAAGTTCTACCCAACCCTTTTTTGTGAGTCACAAAAGAAAACTAGGTATAAGACACTTGATGGTAAGTTTGTAGCACCTGTAAAACCTGGAACTGTTCGTGAGACTAGAGAGTTTATAAAGAAGTACGAACCAGTACCAGGTTTTGAAGTATTTGGTAATGAGAGATTTATATACCAGTACATCTCAGAGAAGTATCCTGCAGATGAATTGAAGTTTGATATTAATAAAATTAAATTAGTAACTATTGATATTGAGGTTGAGTCTGAACAAGGATTCCCTGATGTAGAATCTGCTGCTGAGGAGATACTTCTTATATCAATTCAGGACTATGCTACCAAAGAGATTATTACTTGGGGTAAAGGTCCATTTAAGACACATCAAGATAATCTATATTACAAGCAATTTAATAATGAATATGATCTTCTAAATGATTTTATTAACTGGTGGATGATAGAGGAGAATACTCCAGAAGTTATTACAGGATGGAATAGTAAGTTATATGATATACCATACATTGTTCGTAGGATAGATCGTATCCTAGGTGAGAAGTTAATGCGTCGTATGTCTCCTTGGGGATTGGTTAGTGAGGATAAGGTTTTTATTGCAGGTAGAGAACAGATAGCATATGATATTGGTGGAATCTCTCAGTTAGATTATCTAGATCTTTATAAGAAGTTTACTTATAAGGCACAGGAATCATATCGTTTGGATTATATTGCTGGTGTAGAACTAGGGCAGAAGAAATTAGATCACTCTGAGTTTGATACATTTAAGGACTTCTACACAAAGGGGTGGAAAAAATTCGTAGAGTATAATATAATCGACGTTGAACTTGTTGACCGTATGGAAGGCAAGATGAAGTTGATCGAACTCGCACTCACTATGGCATATGAAGCCAAGGTGAACTATGAAGATGTATTCTATCAAGTACGGATGTGGGATACGATCATATATAACTATCTTAAGAAGAGGAATATTGTTATTCCTCCAAAGATTAAAACTGATAAATCTGACAAATACGCAGGTGCTTATGTCAAGGAACCGAAACCAGGAAAGTATGATTGGGTTGTCTCTTTTGACCTCAATAGCCTTTATCCTCATCTTATTATGCAATATAACATCTCCCCAGAGACCCTCAGGGAGACTAGACACAGTAATGCCAGCGTTGAAAGGATCTTAAATAAAGAGTGTGTGTTTGATAATGAGGACTTTGCAGTCTGTGCTAATGGGGCACAGTACAGGAAGGATGTGAGAGGGTTCTTACCAGAACTCATGGATAAGATGTATGGAGATCGTGTGATCTTCAAGAAGAAAATGTTGGAGGCAAAGCAAGCATATGAGAAGACCCCCACTGAGGCATTGGAGAAGGAAATTGCAAGGTGCAACAACATCCAAATGGCGAAAAAGATCTCTCTTAATTCTGCTTATGGTGCTATCGGCAATCAGTACTTCAGGTATTATAAACTAGCGAACGCAGAAGCGATTACCCTATCTGGGCAGGTCTCTATTCGATGGATAGAGAATAAGATGAATGCCTATTTGAATAAACTTATGAAAACAGAGGAGGTTGATTATGTTATTGCTTCAGATACTGATTCCATTTACCTTAATTTGGGTGATTTGGTTGAGACTGTATACAAGGGGAGAGAGAAAACTACTGAGGGCGTTGTTCGGTTCCTTGACCAGGTGTGTGAAACTAAACTTGAACCTTATATTGAAAGTTCTTACGAAGAATTGGCAGGGTACGTCAATGCCTACGATCAAAAAATGCAAATGAAGCGAGAGAATATCGCTGAACGTGGTATTTGGACTGCTAAGAAAAGATATATTCTTAACGTATGGAATAGTGAAGGTGTTCAGTATAATGAACCTAAGTTAAAGATGATGGGTATTGAAGCAGTTAAGTCTTCTACACCTGCACCTTGTCGTACTATGATTAAGGATGCTCTTAAACTTATGATGAATGGAACTGAAGATGATGTAATTGATTATATCGAAAAGTCTCGTACACAATTTAAGACTCTTCCACCAGAAGATATATCGTTTCCAAGATCTGCAAGTAGGGTTGATAAGTATAGTGCAGTAAATTCAATCTATGCAAAGGGAACTCCTATACATATACGGGGGGCTTTGCTGTTTAACTATTATGTCAAGAAAAATAAGTTAGACAATAAGTACTCACTCATCAATAATGGTGAGAAGGTTAAATTTTGCTATCTTAAGTTACCAAACCCAATTCACGAGAATGTGATGTCATTCATTCAAGAATTCCCTAAGGAACTTGAATTGAATAATTACGTGGATTATGATTTACAATTTGAGAAGTCTTTCTTAGAACCTCTCAAAGCGATTCTTAATGCGATTGGTTGGAATGTTGAGAAAACTGCTACGCTGGAGGCGTTTTTTAATTGATGGAATTACCTATTAATCTTAAAGATTTGAAGACTATTGTCAGTGCTCTTTCATTGGGTGGTGATACTAGACTTTATTTTCTATTAAAGAATATTGTAGATGATGGGAAATTACAATCCACAGAAACAGGTTTAGACTTTTCTGAAGATCCTAATGTTAAAGTTTTTTCAGAGTCTGATGAGTATCAATGTAAGCAAGGACAATGTGATATTTGATGCATGGTCTTTTAGCCTAAATGATGGTATAATACCATCGTTAACGTTATAGACATGTTTGCTACATTAATTCCTCACGGAAACTACGCAGGACTACCACCACAGGGGCAATTAGTTGCCGTCATTGTTGGACTACTTATATTCCTGTTAGGTTATGGTATCTACTTAACCTTTGGTCCAGGCGGTGAAGATTATATAGATGCAATTGATGAGCATGCTAAGATGCATGAACTAGGAATTGCACATACTCACAAGGAAGGCACAGTTCGTGCTACAATGAGAGCAAAAGCAAATAAAGATAAAGAGGAATCATAATGGATTTTTTGAAGGAAATTGTTAAAGAGATAGGAGATGAGTACACCCAACTCGCCAGAGACATCGACGACACCGAATCTTTTATTGATACGGGTTCGTTCATTTTTAATAGCCTCATATCAGGTAGCATATTTGGTGGT